TTCCCTAAATATAAGATACAAGGACTATAACAATGTTTGAATATTTTTATAACGAAATTTTGAGGAGAACCATTATTGCTTTTGGTACTCTGTTTAATAGCATTTCCATCAAGCAAAGTGGTGGAGAGACTGATGCTAGTATAATCAGGGTTCCTTTGGCATATGGACCTACTCAGAAGTTTTTGGCAAGATTAACCCAATCACCAGATCTTAATAAAGCAACATCTTTGTCTTTACCAAGGATGTCTTTTGAATTTACTGGGTTGACATATGATCCAGGTAGAAAGGTTACTACTACTCAAAAAATTGTAGTTCAGAATCCAGATTCAGATACTCCTGATGAGAAGAAAGTTTATATGCCTGTTCCATATAATATGCAATTTGAACTTTCTATTATGTGTAAGTTAAATGATGATGCATTACAGATCGTAGAACAAATATTACCTTATTTCCAACCTGCTTATAATCTAAGTGTTAACTTAGTAGGTTCTATTAATGAGAAGAGAGATATACCAGTCGTTCTTGAAAATATTACTATGCAGGATGATTATGAAGGAGACTTTGAATCAAGAAGAGTTCTTCTTTATACATTAAGATTTACTGCTAAGACATACCTATTCGGTCCTGTCACAGATGCTTCCAAGGATATTATTACCAAGTCTACAGTCAATTATCTTACTGGAACAGATACTTCCAACGCAACACGCAATCTTACATACTCTGTTGTTCCTAGAGCAATTCAGAACTATGATGGAACTGTTCTTACCAATCTAGCTCAAGATATTACTAAAACTCAGACTACATTTGAGGTTGAGGATGGAAGTACTATTACAGCATCCTCTGGTTCTACTAGTGTCTACATTGATGTTGGTGGAGAGGAACTTTATGTTAAGGCTGTAGATGGTAATAAGATTACTGTTAAGAGAGGACAAGACGGAACTACAAAACTTGCTCATATTAGAGGAACATCAGTTAAGTCCATTACATCTGCTGATAATGCATTAGTAGAGGAAGGAGATGACTTTGGATTTAGTGGAACTTCTACCTGGAACGGATAAATGAAAAACAATTTAGATAATGCTTTTAATATAACACCTACTGAGGTTGAGGTAGACGAATCTGATGTAGTAGTTGGAGTAGATAGAGAAAAACCAGATAGACTTGCTAAAGATGATATAACCAAAGACTATGAGTATACTCGTGGAAACCTTTATAGCATCATAGAGAAGGGTCAGGAAGCAATTAATGGTATTCTTGAACTTGCACAGGATAGTGAGATGCCAAGGGCATATGAGGTTGCAGGACAGTTAATTAAGAGTGTTTCTGATGCAACTGATAAGTTGATGGATCTCCAAAAGAAACTAAAAGATGTTGAAGAAGATACTCCTCAAAAAGGACCTAATACAGTTAATAATGCATTATTTGTTGGTTCTACAGCAGAACTTGCTAAGCTCCTAAAGAATGGAGTAAAGGAACAGAATAAATAAAAAGAGGAGAGAAATCCTGAAGTATTAACGTACTCATAAAATGCCGAAAGACGAATTGCCGTCGTTGGATGATTTTACAGAGAAATCTGTAGGATTGCCATCAGTCGATGAATTTATAACAGAAGAAGAAGTTATAGAGGAATTACCTTCTGTTGAAGAGTATGTTGTAGATTTAGAAGAGAAAGTAATATATGAAAAACCAAATTTACCTTCAGTAGAAGATAAAATAGTTGATGAGAATTTACCAACTATTGAGGATTATATTGAGGAAGAGGAAGTAGTAGAAGAGGATATTGAAACTACGGGTGGTATCTCTGTTCAGGAATATAGTCCTGATATGCAGTTTAGGGACTATGAATTTATTGATATTATAAAAAGACCTGAGTGGAATGAATTAGTTGGTCTTGTTAATGAAGTAAGAGATAATATACCAGATATCCCAGAAATAAAATATTATGATGATGACCTTGAAAAGATATCAGAAACTATTGAAGAGTTACGCTCTGAGATACCAGTAGTTCCTGAAGTAAAGTATTATGATGAAGAAATAGATCAGGTTAAACAAACAATATCTGATTTACCAGAAGTAAAATATTATGATGAAGAAGTTGCTCAACTAGATGAGAGGATTGATAATCTTCCTGTAGTTAAGTATTATGATGATGATTTAAATGCTATAAAGGATAAGTTTAATTATGAAATTCAACAGTTATCAGAAAATATTGAAGTAAAGGATTTTGAAACTAGAGTTGATGTTGATACTGTTAAAACAAATTTAAAAGAAACTAGTGAAAAAATATATGAAGAATTAAAGAAATCATCTGACAAAATACATGAATATAGACTTCATCTAAAAGATGATGATAGAAAATTAAAGAAGCAGATATTAGGACAATATAATCTCCTAAAGGAAAATATTGAGAAGAAAGTAAAAGATTTTAATAATAAAAATATTGAATCTCAAAATATAATTACTAGTTCTCTTAAAGAGTATTTTGATGAATTACAGGAGAAAATTACAAATCTTCCTGAAGTAAAATATTATGATAAAGATATTAAGGAAGTAAAAAAAGATCTATCCAAATTAAGAACTAAATTTGACGATACTGGTTTAGATATTAATGAACTGCGGAATATTGTTAAGGAATTAAAGGAAGCACAAAAACAAAGTCTTCAAGAGAACTTATTAGCAGAACCACCAGAGGTTGATAATGAAGATCCTTTAACTCCCTTAGATACAAATTTTGTAACTCTTGACCAACTACAAGAGCATTACAGATTATTTGTAAATAGAGTTCAACAACAATTAGCATCATTTGGTGGTGGTGGAGAAACCAAACTTCAATACCTTGATGATATTGTTGGTGTTGCTACTAATTTAAGTGCATATAATGGATATGTTCTAAAAGTAGATACTTCCCTAGACGCACCTTATAAGTTTAAGTTTGTAGAAGAGAGTGGAAGTAGTAATACTGGATATGCAAATACAGCAGGTATATCAACATATGCAGTAACAGCAGGAATAGCAACATATGCAGAAACTACTGGTATAGCAACTTATGCTACTAGTGCTGGCATAGCAACTTATGCTTCCACTGCAGGAATTGCTACTGATGCAACAAATGCTGGATATGCAAAAACAGCAGGTATATCAACTACTTCTCAAGGTCTCTCAGGAACTCCTAGTATTACAGTTCAAGATGTTACTGGTGTAGGTGCAACTTTCAGTGGTAACGTTACTATTGGAGGAACTCTTACATATGAAGATGTAACTAATATAGATGTTGTTGGTCTTATAACTGCTAGAAGTGGAATAGATTTTGGTAGTCCTTCTGTTGTTAGAATTGAGAGTGGATCATCTACTAAAGAAGCAACATCTCAAGCATCTGTAGATAGTTTTACTGCCTCATCATATAGATCAGCACAATATCAAGTTCAGATTACAAGAGGGTCATCTTATCAAATGACAACTATTAATGTGTTGCATGATGGTACTAATGCATACCTATCAGAGTTTGGAACTATAAGGACTGGAGTAAATCTTGCTACGTTTGATGCAGATATTAATAGTGGAAGTTTAAGACTTTTGGCAACTCCCACATCTTCAGATTCAACTGTATTCAAAATTACAAAAACCCTTACTGCAAGTTAGATTGTCTATATAATAAACTAGTAGTATATCATTATGAAAAAATGGATAGGAATTAGTCTAGGAACTCTCTTAGGTATATCACATATAGGAATGATAGGAATGATTGCTAGAAAAGAATCATTACCTAAGATAAATCTTCCTATTGGAGATTATACTTCTTATCAAGTACAGGCAAATAAAGAAGGATATAGTATACAATATAGAGCACATGATCCTAGAGTTTTAATAAAGTCTGAACATATTGATAGACCCTCTGGATTTTTAGGTTTGGGTAAGAAGAAAGTAGACATACATGAGCAATATTATCTTGCTCCATCAGAGAGTAAAGATGGTGGATTAGATCCTAAAACTATTGCTTGTATCAAAAAGAAAGGTGGTGGAGAAGGAACAGGTAAAATGGTAGGTGGTGCATTAGGAACTGCTGCTGTTACAAACACTGGACTTGCATCCGTTCCTATAGTAGGATGGGTACTTGCTGGTGCTGTAACTATGATGGGTATGGATCAAGGAGCAGAAATTGGTGGTCAAATGGCAGAAGATTTTTCTAAGGAATGTGAAGAAGATAAATAAATATAACAGAGTCCGTCTCTTTTTATGAAAAAATGTCCTCAAGGTGAATATTACTGTCAAGACAGTAAGAAATGTAAACCCATCCCAAAAGGGTGGCATACTACTCGCTTGGGATGGTTAGTTAGAGATAACGATGATGAAAACAAAAAGAAAAATGGTAATGGCAAAAAATCTAACGGATCTTCTAATGGACATGGGAATGGTTCAAATGGTAATGGTAATGGTGGTAACCAGTCTAGCAATGGTGGGAGTACTAACGGCTCTAATGGTGGAGGATTAAGTGAATCCACATACATACCAAGGAGAACAGGAAATATAATAACCGCAATGTTGGCGTGGAGAGGAAGTCAGTACAGTCTTCAAATGTTTTTCCCCCACATCAAAACCCCCTCACGCAGAGAAGTACAGGATCAAGTGAGAAAAGTGTATCCTAATGCTAAACTCTGGAATTACAAAGTTTCGGACTATGACCCAGGAGAACCACTCCTCCAAATCGGAGGACGCAAAAACTAAAGAGTTAGAGAATAAAGTAGATAGATTAGAAAAAACATTAGAATTAGTTAAGAAAACCCTAGATCATGATAAGCAAATGAACGCACAACAACCTAAACCATCAGAATTTGGAAAATATGAAATGACTTAATTATGGATGACATTTATTTAGGTAACCCCAATCTAAAAAAGGCAAACGTTGCTCAAGAGTTTACTCAAGAGCAAATTGAGGAGTTTATGCGATGTGCAGCAGATCCTGTATATTTTGCTAGAACTTATATGAAGATTGTTTCTCTTGATGAGGGACTTGTTCAATTTCAACCATATGATTTTCAAGAGAAGTTAATTAGAAACTTCCATGAGAATAGATTTAATATATGTAAGATGCCTCGTCAGACTGGTAAGTCTACTACGTCTGTATCATATCTCCTACATTATGTTGTTTTTAATGATAGTGTGAATGTTGGTATTCTTGCAAACAAAGCAGCAACTGCTAGAGACTTGTTAGGTAGATTGCAGACTGCATATGAAAATTTACCTAAATGGATGCAGCAGGGTATTATATCTTGGAATAAAGGATCACTGGAGTTAGAAAATGGATCAAAAATACTTGCAGCATCAACATCTGCTAGTGCTGTCCGAGGAATGTCTTTCAATATTCTTTTCTTGGATGAGTTTGCTTTTGTTCCTAATCATATTGCCGAGGCATTCTTTAGTTCTGTTTATCCTACTATTACTTCTGGTAAAACAACCAAAGTTATAATGGTTTCTACCCCACACGGGATGAACCATTTTTATAGGTATTGGCACGATGCAGAAAGAGGTAAGAATGAATATATTCCAACTGATGTGCATTGGTCACAGGTTCCTGGTAGGGATGCTGAATGGAGAAGGCAAACTATTGCAAACACATCCGAACAGCAGTTCAAGATTGAGTTTGAGTGTGAGTTTTTAGGATCTGTCGATACTCTTATTAGTCCTTCTAAACTTAGGACTCTGGTTTATGAAAATCCAAAAACCAGAAGTGCTGGATTGGATATCTATGAAGATCCTGTAAA